ACTTTGTCTCGGGCGTTCCTGTCTTATTTATCGAGCGGGTTATCGCTCCGACTAACGCCTTACGGCTTGTGAATTGACCGCTGCCACTTCGGGTGCCTTTCAGTCCCTTGCGAACTACCCATTTATCAATCGCACCTGTTGACGCATTGGCCTTGTATGGCGATTGTGGGGCCTTATTACTCGACTGACTTCCCTTTGTTCCATAGTCCAATAACTTCCAGTAAGACTCAGCAAAGAAATCAAACTCCAACGAGTTCGGGTTAATCTTTGTTTTGAACGTGAGCGACCTCGATAGGTTGCCGCTTGCGTTGTGCGTGCCATATTTGCCCCCTCGTTTTAAATTGGCTTGCGCTCGCTCTACAACTGACGCGCCAAAATCATTGAGGGCCTGTTGAACGATTTTAGTTTCCATCGCAGCAAACTGAAAAATCGTCGTTAGGAATGCTCAACTCAATATCACACTTCCAACCGTCGAGCGCATTTGTGAACGCCATAAATATCGGCTGCAACGATGGCTCGTTTTGCAATTCGATGTCGTTGTCGTTGCGTCTCAAATTCATTTTAGTGATCATGTAGTTGAGTATCGCGTGGCACGTGTTTAAATTGTCGAGTTCGTTGTCGTTGCCCAAAAATTTGTCGTTGCCTCTGACCTTTGAAATATTGCGAATATCAACCACTGCCACCTCAAATACAAAAGTCACAACGCCATTACTAACGACTGACGATAGTACGTTGATATGAGCCAGTGGGAATATATTTTTTTTCACGTTGTCGATTATATCGGTGCCGTGAGTAATCGTGTTTAAAAGTGGCGCGCTTTCGAGCGTCGTTCTTATGTAATCTATTGCCTGATAAAATGCTCTCATTTCATTTGTTTTTTAATTTGTCTTGCCTCCTCAGCGGCTTCGTCGATTAGGTATGATAATAGCGTGAGTGATTCGTGAAGAGGCTCTTTTCCCACGTCTCGAATATGGATTTTAAGTTCACGTCCAATTCGTATAAATGATTGATACCACCCCCAGCGTTCTCCAAAATTTCCTCCAAATTCATTCCCTCCCTCGCTGCCTTGTCCTCCAAATGCAATAGGGTATTGCTCAACAATTCCTTGTTTAAAGTCCAAAAAAAAAGCATCGAACCCACCACAATATCCATTGTGACATCCTTATAAAAATCAGCCTTGCTTTCGTCGCCATCGTATTCCTCGATTTCATAAAATTCGCCTGCTTTACGTTTTATTGGTCTATAAAGTACCGACATCAATAGCGGTATGTTGTCATCGTTTCCGAGTAGGGTGTCAATTGTCGCATGTTCGCCAAGTGTAATCTTATCGAAGTTTGGAATAAATCCGTAGTGAACGCCATTCATTTTGAAGGTGCGGACGAGCTTCGGTTTTTGATCCAAAACTTTTGCAAGAGTCTCAATAATATCAGCAAAATCATTAACAGGAATTTTCATTACATCGGCAACGCTGAGGTTGCAAAATATAGCCACCATTTGAATACAAACGAAGGTCTCATCGTCCTGGTTGTCTTTTAATACCTTCTGATATCTCGCATATTGCGACAATTTTATCTCGCTTAAGCTTGTTGGAATAACTACTCTCATACTTATATAACTAAAAAATGTGGTTTTGTTTATTTTTTGACCTACGTTATGATAACTTTACGCGATTTTCTTATCGATAGGCCCATCATAGCAAAATAGCGCATCGCATCGATGGCGTGATTGTAGTCATCGATTGGTCGGTTTAATTTTTTACCTGTCTTGTCGGTGTCCCAACTGTAATTGCGTAGCTCTTTGATTAGATTGGTGCTTGACTTTGTAACTAAAATCTCCTTCTCCTGCAATACCGATATCCCGAAATTGATTGAGTCGGCACCTTTTACAACTGGTTTGATATTAAAACCCGCTCGGCGTATCTCCTCAATAGATTTAGGCTCGGCTGAGTCTGCCCAAATCGGGAGTCGTTTGTCTTGCTTCATCAATCGAATGATATCCGAGTTTAAAAGCGAGGTCGAGTATATCAATTCGTCGGCTATTATTTTACCGTTGTACTCGTATATTCCAATCATTGCAGTCGGGTCGTTGCTATAACCAAAATCGAGGCCGCAACCTAAGAATTTTGCCTCTTGAGGGATTGTATCTATTTGTTCCCAATTCGGGAACACAACGCCCTCAAGTGATCCGAGTTGACCGAGTCCGTAAACGTTCCACCAGTTGGCCCAATAGCTTGAGGTCTGAGCTTTCTCTCTTGCCTTTTCAATCTCCCGAACGATTGCAGGATCGAGGGCCTCGTTGTCTTTGTAAGTTAAAACAACAAAATCGCTATCGATGTCGTTTTTTAATTCGCTATGTACCCAAAATTCATTCGTCGGGTTGTAATCCAAATAAATAAATTTCTTTGTACGAACGGAGAGCTGCTGGTAGCTTTCAAAGTCGATATTATTGCACTCGTTTATAAATAAAATATCACGCCTTGCACCCCTCAATTTATCGGGTTGGTCAACGCTAAAAAATTCGATGTAACTATTATTTGAGAACGTGTATTTTAAAGAGGATTTGTTAAAGTAACTATCTCGGTAGTTATCAGTCATCAACATTATTTTTTGAAAGTCTTTTAAAGCTCCTCTTTTTAAATGGGGAATGCTCTCACTAACTATAGAAATCTCCGTGAACGGATTGTCAATAGCGTAAGTAATTAAAAGCGGAATAATAGAAAATGTTTTAGAGCTTGAGGTGCCTCCCTGGACTATCCTTACTCGCTTGCGAAGTTTCGCGATTTTACTCTGGGCGGTCGTTTCTTGGAACATCTAAATCGATGCCGTTAAAAATCGGCTTTTCTATGTTTATATTTTGATCAATAGATTGAGCAGGTGCGCCGTAAGCTGAGTCCATCAATGCTTTGTAAGCTGCCACGTCTCCCTCGCGTGCCTTTTTAATTTGGGCAAGCGTCATGATATCCTCTTGCGTTAGCGTTTGGACTTCGTTTGTTATAGGATTTTTTGCTGACTGCTGCGCTTCAAGCCAATGTTTAGCTATGGTCGTTCTATTTTTAACACCTACTGGCCTACCAAGTGGATTGCCGCTTTTGCCCTTTTCAAATGGTACTAAATTTTGTATTTGTTTTTCAGTTGGCATAATTTTAAATATTTAATTGTATACTAAATGAAGTACCTCTATGTTTTGCCTCTTTTATCATGCCAGGATATTTTTCAATTAATTTTTTAATAGCTTTTTTTTCTTTGTCAATTCTATTACTATCTCGACATCCTCCTCTAGTTTGAGTATGTTCATGTTGCATAAATAAAATATTTGATCTTATCGAAATCCCCCTTTCAACTAAATGCCTAAGCGTTAGTTCGTAGTCTTCCTTAACTTCAAATGTTTCGTCAAAATAATAACTTCCGTCGTTAATAATTCCCATACAACTCCCTAAACAAACCCCATTAAATAAAAATGGAGAATAAGAGTAATTTGTTAAATTATTACCCACCGTAAATAATCCAAGGATTTTTGAATTACTTTGATAAGCTATCTCAAAAAGTTTTTGAATTTCTTTAATATAAATATTCTCATCAATAACTTTTAAAACTTTATATTTTAAATCAGTTCTTTGAATGTATCCGCCATATTGCAAATCGTCGTCTAAAAAAAAGACGTTTTTATTATGGTTATGTTTTAAAATCCAATTTCTAGTCGCTGTAATTCCTTTTATTTCAATTGGAATTGTTACTATTTTATTTGAATAAATAGAATATTGCATTAATTCACTTTCAGGAATGTAAAGAGTTGCGCTTTTAAAAATTTTTTGAGAAGTAATTAATCCGGCTCTCCCTTTGCTAGGTATTGCTATTTCGAAGTCCATTTATTACTCGTTCTTTAAATGTTTTTAAATTGAAGACTCTCTCCAATCCAGTTCCAGCTTTGTCGCTAGTGCTACCAATTTTACAACCTCCTTGACGTACTAATCCGCACGAAAATATTTGCTTTAACTCTTCCCAATCGTCGCTGTCTTCGTCTGCCATTATAAGTATATATTCTTTTTTTGGAATAACTTGTAAACTTTTTGGAATTTCTAATACTTCGCCCTCTTCTAAATTTTCTATTTTTTCCTCAATTGGAAGATCTAATCCCCACTCCTCTAACTCTTGAGCGTTCCATTCGTTTGCTAAAACCTCCCAGTCCCATTCGCCTCCGCTAGTGTTGTCTTTTATTAAAAACTCTCGCTGTTTTTCCTCTGATAAGTCGGTCACTATAATAGGCACCTCTTTAAGGCCTGCCTCTTTGCATGCTTTATATCGCATATTGCCTCCGAGTATGATCATATCCTGGTTAACAACGATGGGCCGAATGTTTAGCATTTCGGGAAAATCCTTAATCGACTGAACTAATTTTTTAAATTTGTCGTCTTTAATTATGCGAGGATTGTTTGGATTAAGCTTTACGGAATTGATTTTAACTACTTCCATTGTCCTATGATTACTTGATTAACTGGTATATTTTCGTCGGTTTGTATTTTAAAATCGCGGTATTCCTTGAGTTTTAAAATATCAAATAGGTTGGGTGCAAGCCAAAGTTCGTTGTGAGTAACGTCTTCGGGTTTGTTGTCGATTAATTTGTCTAAAAATTCACACAATAGACCGAATTGGTTATCCTCCATAATTCGATAGTTTGTTGAGGTCTTTTATAATTTGCTCGTGTACCTTTGAACAGGTTGGGCAATTGCTATTGTCTAAACCAAAGTATTTGAGATATAAGGCGTTTAAATAAGTAACGTCGTCTAAGTTTAACTCGGTACGTTTTCCATCGATTACACGTTGCCCTTTAAGCTCAAGGAACTCTTTAAACATTTCTTTGTCAGGATCAGACATCTCGCTTTTAACTCTTTTGAAATTAAATAAACGATTCAGTCCGAATTGACGCTCTTTGCAACCTTGACAAGGCTCAATCCCAACTGAGTTGGTTATGTTAGCGATTACATCGCCAAGGCCTTGTATTTCTTTTTTAGTCCTTCTTTTTGCCATTGATTTTATTTTTTACTTTTTTGGAGATTCGATGGATTGTTTGGAGGGGTATTCCTGTTTGCCTTGCCATTTCACGCTGGCCATATAAAGTTGAGACCTCAAACATTGTGCGCTCATACCAGGTAAAGCCTTTTATCAATTCCTTGTAGTCGATTGGCTCAACGTATTCGGTATCCTCAATCTCAATATTACTAAAATCGACTATTATATCCTTTTGTTGCTTTGCATAGTCATAGAATAAGTTCCTTAATACTGTGTAAATATACCCTTCTTTTATTAGATTGGTATTTTGATACAATTTAAGATACATCTCTTGCACTAACTCGTCAGCCAAGTCCTTGTCTTTGCATATTTGAAAAGCCATCTTGCGCCATTGGGCATCTTTTTTGGCTAATTCCTCGAGCATTACAGGGTCATAGGATTAAAATATTCCGATAAAAAAAGCAATAGGGCTTCGTTATTCTCAACATAGTAGACCGTCCCTTGCACTACGATACAAATCTCGCTTTCGTTCTCAATCCAGTAGCCGTTGATTGCGTCAACCATTACCCGAAACTCGACAAAACTCCCGCCCATTCCAAGATCGTCGTCCTCTTGTTCAAGCCACATTTGTGTACTTATAGTGTGCGGTTTTACCATATCGCTACAAACCTACTAAATATTTCGATACCAAACTACTATTTATCTCAATTATTTCTCCTGTATCTATATAACGGCAAAAAGCGGTATTGTAACACAAACCGCTAATATAAAACTCACGCCCTTGCTTATTGATGTGGATCGGTGCATTTATTGGCACCTCAAGACCTTTATATATTTTTGAGCCTGATCTC